GTTGACATTCCCAGAAGCCATTGTTCCGCCAGAGAACATGAAGCTCAAACCCATTAACCGACACACGAGTGCTGGGTGGAAATACCAGCAATATGTGTCAGCGAAGACACCTGGAAAGACTGCCTTCTTTGGGAAGGAGGGGCCAATTGAGATGGATGAAGGTAACGATGCCTTTCGCGTCCTGAAGGAAGACACCCGCCTTATCGTGCATAGTGCCAATCGCGGAGAGCGCTTGGGTCACTTGTGCACTGATTTTCTCAAGGACGAACTCCGACCTTTGGAGAAGGTGGAGACGTTGAAGACTCGAGTGATTTCAGGCACACCCCTGGATTACACCATTGCAGTGCGCATGTATTTCGGCGCGTTTTTGGCAGCTATGTTCGATACATATGTTGCCAATGGAATGGCACCAGGATTGAACCACTATAAGGAGTGGGCTGACCTTGTCCACAACCTTCAGGAGGTGAGCGGTCGTAATCAGGACGGAGATTTTGATCTCAAGGTCTTTGATGGAGACTTCTCACGATTCGATGCCAGTGAACAGCCATGGGTGCATAGTGCCATTTTGGCCTATGTCAACAAGTGGTACAGGCATAACAATCCACGTTGGCGCCAAGAGGATGAGACAGCACGGAACGTGCTATGGCTTGATCTTGTGCATTCGCGCCACATTTGTGGTGTGGGGAGCTCGCTCAAATATGTTGTGCAGTGGCATAAGTCATTGCCAAGTGGGCATCCCCTCACCACAATGGTGAACTCGATGTACTCTCTCATCACCTTGACTGGGTGCTATGTGAGGTGTACAGGCGACCTTTTGCACATGTGGGATAATGTGCGCATTGTGACGTTTGGGGATGATTCCATCGTCTCCGTTTCAGACAGTGTGTGTGGTGACTTCAACCAGGTTAATGTTGCGCCTATCATGATGGAAGTGTTTGGCCTCACTTACACCCCTGGAAATAAAGGGGGTGTGTTTGTGCCTTACACAAACATCGAAGATGTCACATTTCTGAAGAGGAGTTTCCGAAAGGATGACACTGTTTTCAACCGGCTTACCAACACTGGGCACAACCTCGGTTGGGTTGGCACCCTTGCTATGGAGAGTTTCCTTTACATTCCGTATTGGTACAAGAACTCACGCACTCCAACACAGGAGATGCAGACGCGCTTGGAGCAGTGCCTGTGTGAGTTGTGTCTGTACCCACAGCATGTGTGGGATGAGATATATGTCCAGCTAGAACAGTGGTGTGTCAGAAATGGCGTACCACTGCCCCTTGGCAGCCGCGAAGCTGTGAGGGACTACGTTCAGACGCGTTTCGATGTCTGGTTCTAGAGCCTGCACATACATTGTGTCCACGGTGGGCCTAGTTCGTCAACTACTCAGACGTAAAGAGAGAGGATGGACGCACGTTGCACATTACTTGAGCAGTGGTGCAATGAGTAACAGCTCCGTAACAACAATGAAAACCAAAATGTTGAACAATGTTCCGAGATTAATGGTATTGAGAAGACAGACACAGTGGTAGATTCAGGCGTTTCTACGTTTGTGGCAGAGGCTGGTAATTGTGCCAGCGTGCCAGCAGATACTTCGCTCTATGGGTTACAGCCAACTGATCAAGTCGCTGATCTTAAGCGTTACTTTGAGCGTCCGACACTGATGACCCAGGGTCTTCTAAGCAATACTCCGGGTTTGGAGTATGCCTTTTCCTTTC